AGACCCAGTGATTATAGACATACATCTGAAAGGAAATACTGCAAGAAAGCAGGCGTCGAATCGTATGGGGCACTACATAAAACAAGGTTATAATATAAAGCAGTTATGAAAAATAGTTCTTGACATCCTCCTTATTATTTAGTATAATATATGTTCTTATTTGACTGGTCGAAAATTTATAAAGCATCTGAAGGAAGTTCTCGGGAGGCGTTTCGTATCTTTACGATGGCCGTAACTCGGGAAATACCTAGGAATAGGCTTGATCCTATTTATAAATATTCGCAGAAATCTTTTTTGGGCAACAGCTATCTGTTACGCCCTACTCTGCTTATCGAGCGGTCTTATAAGTATACGAATAAAGAGTTGGCAGATTATATAGCTGCTGCCTCTTTTAGGTCGTATGCTAATTATAAAATTAGTAAAGATACGACATTAGACAGAGTCCTTCTTCCTATCTCTGATAGGAGAATTGATTCATTTATTAAAAACAACAGGCTACTTTACCTAGACGGTGACAGAGTTCACTTTCTACTAGAAGAAGTCAAATCTTAGGAAAAAAACATGGCAATTGCCTTTAACAAAACCAAAGGTGCTGCACAGAAGTCTAGCATCAGCTCGTTTACATATCGTGATGGCGATAACAAAGTACGGCTAGTAGGAGACATTCTTGCTCGTTACGTTTACTGGATTCAAGGAGAGAATGGCAAGAACATTCCCTTCGAATGCCTTTCTTTTGACCGCTCTGAAGAGCGTTTCAATAACAAAGAGAAAGACTGGGTTCGAGAGTTTTATCCCGACCTGAAATGCGGTTGGAGCTATGCAATGCAGTGTATTGATAACGGTCAGGTGAAAGTTATCAATCTCAAGAAGAAGCTCTTTGAGCAAATTCTGTCTGCTGCAGAAGACCTCGGCGATCCTACCGATCCTGATACGGGTTGGGACATTCAGTTTAAGCGTACCAAGACGGGGCCTCTTCCCTACAACGTAGAATACCAGCTTCAGCCTCTGAAGTGTAAGCCTCGTGCATTGGGTGATGACGAAATGAAAGCAATTTCTAGTCTGAAGTCGATGGACGACGTAATGTCACGCCCTACTCCAGATGCACAAAAAGAGTTGTTGGAACGCATTACTGCTAGTGCTTCCAGCGAGAACGAAATCGACGAAAGCATTGAAGAAGAATTTAACGTTTCATGATACTGTTCACGGCAGACTGGCATCTAAAGCTAGGCCAAAAGAATGTTCCAGTAAAATGGGCTGCAGAAAGATACCATCAATTCTTTAGGGATATCTATTCCTTAGAAAAAGATTGTAATATGCATATAATTGGGGGCGATCTCTTTGATCGCCTACCAACTATGGATGAACTGCAGTTGTACTTTTACTTTCTTAGTGGAGTAAGGATTCCTACTCTTATTTATGATGGGAATCATGAAGCTACTAAGAAAAACAGGACATTCTTTTCTCAGTTGAAAGAAGTATCTCGTCACGTAAACCCTCTTGTTAGTATTATAGACATCTCTTTTATTGATAAGGATTTAGGCTTTGGTATTCTTCCCTATGCTGATCTTCACAAGAGTAAAAGCATAGATTATCTATCCGATGAAATGGAAAAAGACTGGCCGCTATTTACTCACGTAAGAGGGGAGATTCCTCCTCATGTGAAACCCGAGATAAATCTGGATAGATTGTCAGACTTTCCTGTTGTGTTTGCGGGAGACCTGCACGCACATAGTAATACACAGAGAAACATTGTGTATCCAGGAAGCCCGATGACTACCTCCTTTCATAGACAGAAAGTATCCACTGGGTGTCTTCTTATAAATGAAAATACTTGGGATTGGATGTGGGAGCCGTTTGATCTTCCGCAGCTAATCAGAAAAACTGTCAAAGATCCAAAAGATATGGTTCCGACAGAATACGATCATACAATCTATGAAATTGAAGGAGATATTCAGGAGCTTGCAGCAGTAAAAAACTCAGAACTACTCGATAAGAAAGTAGTGAAAAGAAATACGCAATCCTCTCTAGTTATAAGTAAAGATATGAGTATGGAAGAAGAACTCTCTCATTACTTGTCTCAGATTTTAGATCTAGCAGGAAAGCAAATAGATAGCATACTAGGGACTTTTAGTGATTACTCTCAAAAAGCTGCAATGGAGTAACTGCTTTAGCTATGGCCCCAATAATGAGCTGGACTTAGATGATACTACAGTCACTCAGATAATTGGAACTAACGGTATGGGCAAGTCGTCCATACCGTTAATCATAGAAGAAGCCTTATACAATAAAAACTCCAAAGGCATTAAAAAAGCAGATATACCGAATAGGTATATAAATGACGGATACTCTATAAAACTTTCTCTTACAAAAGACGAAGATGAGTATGAAATTGATATTACTCGGAAAGCGGGTATTAAAATCAAACTTCTAAAGAATGGAAGCGATGTTTCTAGCCACACTGCTACGAATACATACAGGTCTATTCAGGAGATTATAGGAGTAGACTTTAAGACTTTCTCTCAGATAGTATATCAGAACACAAACGCGAGTCTACAGTTTCTAACAGCTACAGATACCAATAGAAAAAAGTTTCTTATTGATCTGCTACATTTAGATAACTATGTGGCTCTTTTTGAGGTCTTTAAGGCTTCTGCAAAAACGAGTGCTCTTCAGATAGCAAAACTTACCGGAGAGGTTGAAATGGTAGAAAAATGGTTGGAGTCCAACGATTTGAAAGATACCACCATACTGCCAATGTTAAATTTAGAAATTAAGACGGATGAGGACGAGACAGAGTTACGTTCTTTATCGTTAGAACTCTTAAATATCTCCGAAAAAAATAAAAAAATTGCAACGAATAACACATATAAAAATCTGCTAGGTAAGGTAAATATTGATGAAGTACAAAGGGCTCCTTTTGTAGAAAAGAAGTCCTATGATAGTTTACAGGCAGAAGTGGGAGAGATACGAGCTACTAGTACATTCCTTAAAAAGGAAATAGATACGCTCAAGTCTACTCCCGATATATGCTCTTCTTGTGGTCAAAAGGTTCCAAAAGAGTCTTTTGCAGAGTTACTAACTACTCATACTAAGAACCTGCTAGACGCGGGTAAGAAGCTAAAAATAGCTACTGAAAAAGTAACGGAGATAAAAGCAAGCAACGAAGAGGCGAACAGAAGGGCTAAGATAGAAGCAGAGTGGAAAGACCTATATAGAAGTATTGATGGTTCTCTTCCTTCTGAAGTATTAGAGAAAGAAGATTTGCTTCTTCAAATCACAAAAGTTTCTGATAGAATAGAGGTAGCGAAAAAGAAGATAAGTGCAATTACAAAAGAGAATGAGATACGTACTCTCTCAAATAATCGCATATCTATCATTCAAGCTCAAAGAGATTCTTTTATAGAAAAGCTAAACACTGCGGGAGAGAGGCTATCTGAAGTAGCGACCCTAAACTCTAACTTGGAGGTACTAAAGAAAGCATTTAGTACGAACGGGCTGATTGCATATAAGATAGAAAATCTTGTAAAGGAACTAGAAGAATTAACAAACACATATCTAGCAGAACTATCTGATGGCAGATTTACGTTGCAATTTATTGTAGTAAATGATAAATTGAACGTACAAGTGACAGATAATGAGAACATAGTAGACATACTTGCCCTCTCTTCTGGGGAGTTAGCAAGAGTTAATACTGCAACATTGCTTGCAATTAGAAAGCTAATGAGTAGTATCTCTAAGTCTCGACTAAACGTCCTGTTCTTAGATGAAGTCACCAATGTGCTAGATGACGCAGGAAGAGAAAAGCTAGTAGAAGTTCTTCTAAAGGAAGACCTAAATACTTATGTTGTTTCTCACGGTTGGACTCACCCACTACTCGAAAAAGTCGAAGTAGTAAAAGATGGAAACGTGAGTTCCTTAGATAGATAAAATGGTAGATTCAAGAGCAAAAGGAGCCAGAGGAGAGTACCTAGTAAGAGATATGCTTAGAGAGCATTCTGACTTACAGTTTGAGCGGGTACCCAATTCTGGTGCGTTAGAGTACCTAAAAGGGGACCTATACGTACCTCATAAGAAAAACAGATTCTGTATAGAGGTGAAGAATTACGCAGAGTCTCCGTTGTCAGATAGAATATTTACTCAGAAAAAGACAAACAACTTGATAAAGTGGTGGAAGAAGCTAATTATACAGGCAGACGGCGGGGATCAAGAACCCTTGCTTTTCTTTAAGTATAATCGCTCACCGGTTTATGTGGTTACGGAGATTGGACCAGAGAGTACAGAAGAGTACTTATATATTCGATTCCTTAGATGCTATGTTCTATTGGCAGAAGAATGGCTAGAAAAAGAGACACCGAGGTTTTTATAATAAATGACATTTAGTTTTAACGACAAATTAGTAAATGAAGGTGGGGGGACTCTAATTGTAGATTCTCTCAATCTTGCATTCAGGTGGAAGCATAGGGGAGATACAGACTTTAGGTATAAATATCAACAAACTGTTCAGTCATTAGCCAAGTCTTATAACTGTGACAAGATAATTATAACTGCGGATCTGGGAGCATCTAGCTTCCGAAGAGAAATAGATCAGGAGTATAAGCAAAACCGAGTAGAAAAAATTGCAAAACAAACTGAAGAAGAGAAAATGGACTTTGAAGAGTTCTTCTCAGAGTACGAGGAAACTCTTTCAGTACTACAGCCCGACCATAAAATCCTTAGATTTCGAGGTGTTGAGGCAGATGACATCGCAGCACATCTAGTAAAACATCGAGATAAGTACGACTTAGGCGTTATATGGCTGGTTTCAAGTGATAGGGACTGGGATTTGTTGATACAAGAAGGAGTAAGTAGATTTTCGTATGTTACTCGTAAGGAAACTACTATAGATACTTGGAAAGACCAGTATGATGTACCTCCAGAAGAGTATATCTCTCTTAAATGCCTGACCGGTGACTCAGGAGATAATGTTGCAGGAATCCCGGGCATTGGCCCTAAAAGGGCAAGCAGCCTAATAAAAGATTATGGGAGTGCATTTGAAATTTATGATGCCGTCCCTATAAGCAGCAAGTACAAATATATTCAGAGCTTGAATGAGCACGCAGAAAGAATTCTGGTAAACTATCAGCTCATGGATTTAATTACATATTGTGATGACGCAATAGGGGCGGATAATGTATCTGCTATACAGGAGATAATGAGTGTTGCAGCTTAACTATGCTAGGGATAAGTATCTTTCCGAATTTAGTTTCAAAACTTTAGAGGACAGGTATCTTATTAAAGGAGAAACTTCTCCTCAAGAGGCATTTGGCAGGGCAGCTATGGCTTTCGCAAATGATGATGAACACGCACAACGCTTGTATGATTATGCAAGCAAGCTGTGGTTCATGTTCTCTACGCCAGTTCTTTCAAATGGAGGCACGAAACGAGGCCTACCCATAAGTTGTTTTTTGAACTATGTAGATGACAGCAGGGTCGGAGTCACCGATCACTACACCGAAAATGCATTTCTTTCTTCTGTAGGAGGAGGTGTAGGCGGGTGTTGGAGCGGGGTCCGGAGTGTAGGCTCGACAACGAGCAATGGCTCCGAAAGTACAGGAGTAATTCCTTTTCTAAAAGTAGTAGATGCAGAAATGCTTGCCTTTTCTCAAGGAATAACACGTCGAGGAAGCTATGCAGCTTATCTTGATATTTCTCACCCAGAAATTGAAGAGTTTCTGGACATAAGAAAACCAACGGGAGGTGATATAAACCGTAAGTCTACGAACTTACACCACGGAGTAGTAATTTCTGACGATTTCATGCAAATTATTGAAAATGCTACTCGAATTGATGGGTATGACGACTCTTGGGATTTGATTGATCCGAATAGTGAAGAGGTAAAGAAGACTGTATCCGCAAAAACGCTTTGGGTAAAACTTATTCAAAATCGTGTGGAAACAGGCGAGCCTTACATTATGTTTAAGGACACGGTTGATGAAGCTCTTCCTGACTTTCAAAGAAGGAAAGGATTAAGTGTAAATCAATCTAATCTTTGCTCTGAGATTACTCTTCCTACAGACAAAGATAGAACAGCAGTATGTTGTCTTTCAAGTGTAAACTTGGAAGAATACGATGCGTGGAAACATGATGAAAAGTTCATTCCCGACCTTGTTTGCATGCTGGATAATGTTCTTACTTATTTCATTGATAACGCTCCTTCACAACTCAAAAAGGCCAAATATAGTGCCATGAGGGAAAGGAGCATTGGTTTGGGGGCAATGGGATTTCATGCCTATTTACAAAGACACAGTATTCCGTTCGAAAGCCCTATGGCAAAAAGCACAAACCTATCTATGTTTAGAGACCTCAAAGCAGGTGCGCGTAGGGCAACTGAAAACCTGGCTTTCGAACGAGGGGCTTGTCCCGATGACGATACTGGTAGAGTTAGGAATGCTCACTTGTTGGCTATTGCTCCTAACGCCAGCTCTAGTATTATTTGCGGTAATACTTCTCCCAGTATTGAGCCTTATAGGGCTAATGCATTTACGCAAAAAACTAAGTCAGGTAGTAGCTTACTCAAAAATGAGTATCTTGAAGCGGTACTACAAGATATGGACGAAGATAACGAAGAGGTTTGGAAGAGTATTATTACGAATAATGGCTCAGTACAACACTTAGACTTTCTTGACAGTTGGACAAAAGACGTATTCAAAACCGCTGTAGAAATTGACCAGCGTTGGGTCATTGAAATGGCCTCTGATAGACAGGAATATATCTGTCAAAGTCAGTCTTTGAATGTCTTTTTTCCAGCAAACGTTTCCAAACAGGAGCTGCATGCCACTCATATGATGGCGTGGAAGCGTGGAGTAAAGACTTTGTACTATCTGAGAAGTGAAGCGTATAAACGCGCTGAAAACGTATCAGATGAAGTGCTTCGTCAACGTATTTTTGAGAGTATGGATGAGGAAAGTTGTTTAGCTTGTGAAGGATAGATAATGAGTTTACTAGAAGAAAGAGCTTACTATAAGCCTTTTAACTATCCCTGGGCTTTTGAGCACTACAAGTCTCAGCAGCATATGCATTGGTTGCCTGATGAAGTCAATCTTGCGGATGATTTGAGAGATTATAGAGAACGATTAACTGAAGAAAACAAGAATCTTATTTCTAGTATTTTTCGGTTTTTCACACAGGCGGACGTGGATGTGTGTTGTGGTTATGCGACACATTATCTACCTACGTTTAAGCAACCAGAGATACGGATGATGCTTTCTGCTTTTGCAGCAATGGAAGCTGTGCATCAAGAAGCCTATTCACTTCTTCTCGAAACCCTTGGGTGTAGAGATGACGAATATCAACGCTTTTTTGAGCACAAAGCCATGTTGGATAAGCATGAGTATCTAAGTAACTTTGGTATGAGTACTCCATTAGATATTGCTAAAACACTTGCAGTATATAGTGGTTTTACTGAGGGGGTTCAGCTTTTTAGTAGTTTTGCTATTCTACTGAACTTTCCTCGTCATAACCTAATGAAAGGGATGGGACAGATAGTTACATGGTCGATTCGAGATGAAACTCTCCATGTGGAAGGAATGTCCCAACTTTTTCGCACGTTTATCAAAGAAAATCCAGAACTCTGGACAGATGATTTAAAGTATGAAATCTATTGTGCGGCTGAAAGAACCGTAGAACTAGAGGATGCCTTTATTGATCTCTGCTTTGAAGACGCAGAAGTTCCAGGACTTACTCCGGAAGAAGTAAAGCAGTATATTCGATATATTGCGGATAGGCGTCTTTTGGGGTTGGGAATGAAGAAGATTTTTGGAAGTGAAAAAAATCCTCTTAGCTGGCTTGACTATATGTTGAACGCAGTGGAACACACCAACTTTTTTGAGAACAGAGCAACTGAGTATGCTCGAGCAAGTACAACAGGAAACTGGAAGGATATTTTTAAATGAACGTAGAACTAAAGCAATTGGAAGGATATTTTAAATGAACCTAGAACTAAATATTGAAGAAGCGAATCTCGTACTCGCAGGCTTGCTGGAACTTCCAGCGAAGATGAGCATGCAGTTGATTCAAAAGATTCATCAACAAGCCCGGGAACAACAGGCTGACGTTGAAGAACCTGAAGAAGAAACACCACAGGAGACGCACTAAAAACTAAGGGGGCTTTTGCCCCCTTTTTTTATGTTATATACTCTATCTGGCCCACGGCACACCGGGTTGTATTTGACGGTATTGTCCAATAGGTTGAACCTCTACCCTCTCGATGAGGTTGGCTTCAATCGCGCTTTTATCCACGCTGTCCCAAACCCATTGTAGAACCTTTGCCTCGGTCAGATCCGCGTAGGGAATGAACCCCGCGTCGGAGGCGTCATAAGTTGTTTCTAACTTTCCTGCCTCTGCCGCTGTCTCAGGACCAGTGGAGTTTTGTGTTACACAGTCCCAGAGAACCTGAACTACGCCGCCGTCTGAATCGGTTCGGTTCATGTTATACACTGACCAAACTGTTGTTATTGCCATGTTAAATACCCTATCGCAAGGGCCACGGCACTCCGCCTACAGGTGCTGTCGCGTTATAAACAATCTGAGCCTCTACCTGCTCTATGAGGCTGGCTTCAACCACGCTTTTATCCACGACGTCGCTGTCCCAAACCCATTGTAGAACCTTTGCCTCGGTCAGATCCTCATAGGGGATGAACGCGGCGTCGGAGGCGTCATAAGTTGTAGCTAAACTTCCTGGCTCATGCGCTGTTTCAGGACCAGCGGAATTTTGTGCTACGCAGGCCCATTTTACTGAAAGTACACCACCATCTGAAGCGGTGTGGGTCATGTTCTGCACCCACCAAGTTGTTGTTATTGCCATGTTTTATACTCCTTTAATAATAGGTTATGTTTCTAGAAACGCAACACGCGCTTCCAGTGTTTCAATACGTGTTAACGCCTCTTGCAACGCCTTAACAGCTATCCACATCATTTCTTGCTCTTTAACGCCTTTCCGATTGACAGTTTCTGTAAGTTTAAAGTCAGACACCAAGTCGGGATGATTGACTTCTACATCTTGAGCAATGATGCCGTGCCTTTTGCTGTCACTGTCTTCGTCTGTCTTGAAGTGAAACTTTTTCAAGTCCCATTGTTTTAGTGCGTCCCACTGAGGCCCCATAGCCTCTATGTTTTTCTTTTCTCGCTCATCAGAAAGTTGAAGGAGGCTAGTATAGTTTACCTGGCCGGCAGAGGTTACATAAAATTTGTAACCGCCATTGTATACGTGGTAAGTGTTGCCGGAACTAATGGTCATATTCTGGTTATTGCCAGTAATGACCCCGCCAACTACCAATTCGCCGCTGGTTGTGACGACGCCATCTCCGGCTATCGTTAACCTGGGTGCAGCCACATTATTTGTTAAAAATGTTATAGGTTGATTTTCACGCTGAATAAGTCTTGCAGCGCTAGCATCATTTCCTATTACAAAGCCGCCCATAACTTGTGTCGTATGAGTACTATTATTGAAAGCAAGATATGTCTGTGTACCACCGTACAAACGAGCCACATAACCTGAGGTGAGATAAGTGCTAGAAGTGCCTGTAGCTGTGACTGTTCCAGCAAAAGTAGCATCTTGTGATGAATTAAGTGTAAGAGCTGTAGTACTTGCTGATTTTAAAATAAGACTATTTCCAACAGCTTCTATAATAGCTTGGTTTGCATCTGCATAAAATCTACCTTTCATAGTAGACCCAACCTTTAAGTCAAGGTATGGAGTAGAGCCGTGAGTCAATGACCATGGACCAGCTCCTGTTATTGTTCCAGCAAATGTAGCGTCACCAGTAATACCTGTCCCAATCTCTTTTATAGTGCTACCATCCCGCAAGTATAACTTTTGCGTGGTTTTATCTACTGCTACTTCGCCATCAACAATGTTACTTGTAGTGGGAGCACTTGTTCCTCTCTTTAATTTTATCGTAGCCATAGTTTACTCTTAGTATGTCCCGCCGTCAAGCGTTGCGGCTTCTAAATCAAAAGAAATTGCTCCTATAGAGCCTGTACCCGTTCCAGAGATGCTGCCGTCTGAACTAGTAATAGCTACCGAACTGATGTACTCAAAGGACTCAATTTTATCTTCGATTGCAGCCGACGTCAGTATAGATGTATTATTATTTACAAAAGACTCTGCGCTGGTTTGAATAGCTGTAAGTGCTACACTATCCATCGTAAGGTTGCCTTCAAATACGGCAGCGGCTATAGTACCTGCGGTACCGCTAAATACTTCAGAAGTATTAGTGCCATCTGGAATAAATGTAAACTTTCCACTACTGTCATCAAATCCGAAAAATCCAAGTTTTGCGGCACTTCCATTATGGTACCTAAACTCAATACCTCTATCTTTATTGTCATCACTTCCGGGAGCAGTGTCCCCACCAAGAGTAAACACAGGGTCATCAAGAGTAGTAGTGGTAGAGTTAACAGTTGTAGTAGTGCCGTTTACTGTAAGATTGCCCGTTACATTCAACGCACCTGCCAGTGTAACTGCTACATCTGTACCGTCCCCAATAGTAACACTTTCCGTTATCTGAGGGAGCCTTGCAGTAAGGTTAGCAATGGTTACATCTGCGTCAGTAAAAGAAACCGTGCCTGAGCCATTAGTTTCAAGTACTTGGTTAGCACTACCATCAGAAGTAGGAAGTGTAAAAGCTGTTACAAAGCTCTGAAGATTTGTATCATACGCTAGAACATCCGTACCAGGGACAAGGGCTAAATTTGTTCTAGCAGCAGAAGCTGAAGTAGCTCCGGTACCCCCCAATAATACGGGAACTGTTCCCGCAGTAATTTCTTGATCGGATAAACTGAGATAGTTACTCGAAACAGTGGCAAGAGTAACGTCCGTAGAGTTATCTGTTCCTGTAGAGTCTGCACTAATCAGGCTACGAATCTCCGCCGCAGTCACACCTGTAGCAAGTACAGGAGTTCCTGCATTATTTTTAATAGCACCACCAACTGCAATAGGAGTATTTGCATTTGCAGGATCTCCTATGTAAAAGGTATCTGTGCCCTTAGTATATGCCAGTTCTCCTACTGCCAAGGTAGAGGGAGCCGAAGTCCCCGTAGACCTTTTAATTTTGATTATTTGAGCCATAATAAAAGCCTAACGGGTCTTAGTAAGACCCCCCGTCTAAAGTATCGGAGTCGGAAGTACTGAGCAGTATGGGAACCCACTCAAATACTCCGGAAGACACCTCTCTATAGACATGCAATGTTTCTGTATCTGTTTCGTACCAAAAATCCCCTTCCTCTACGTTCGTTCCAGTAGGAGTAGCCGCTTGTCGAAATGTGTGATCTGCTAACTGAATAATAGCATCCTGTACATTTGTAGCAGTAATAGACCCACTAGGAGAGACTGCTACTGCTGACGCATCATTAGCCTGTGCAGGAAGCGCAAGGGTATTTACGGAAACTTGAGTAATTTCCTCCGTGATATCAACAGAGATATCATCAGGATTGTTTACCGTAATTTCTGTAATTTCCTCGGTAACTTCTACAGAAGTGTGAACAGTAGCCATGCTTACCTAGTAACCTCTTGAGTTAGATTTACTTTCCCTTCCAGAATTCGTTTCACTATAACGTCCGAAGCAGTATGAATTTCAAGGTCGTAAAAATAAGATCCCGCCGCTATTGCGGAAGAGATAGAGGGGGTTAGCTCCATTTTCACTACGCCATTAGAGGGAGTAGGAATTGTGCATGTAAAAGACCCCGCCACAGAACTATTAGTTTTTGTTAAGCGCATCTGTGCTCGGGCAGAATAGTCCACTAAATTTTTAGTAGTACCTCCTTCTTTTATAGTAATATCTAAGACAAAAGAGGTGCCTTGGTCGATTACTAGGTCGTGATTAGCTGCACTCATAATACTTCTCCATTGTAGAATTATATCGTAAAGGACATTTTATGTCAAGA